AAATGCTTGCTTTTGTCAATATTTCTTTGTAATATAACGTATCGAAAATAACCAATAAATAATAAAAAGGAAAAATAAATGACTTACTTACATGAATATAAAATCTTAGATGACTTGGTTCAAGTTGAATATACATTCAGCACCGTTACTGATTCAATCAAAGTTGTCGATATGTGGGTTGATGGTAAAGACCATAAGATCACCTGGATGGGACCTGAAGCCAGAGCTAAGTTAATGGCTAGATTAGAAGATGACTTCACTAACAGAATATGTGGTACTACTGATGATGAACCTCAGTTAAAGCATTTTGCCGATGGTTTCCTAGAAGGTAAAGTTTCAGAACAAGACGAATTTGCTGAAGGTGGTGAGTACAATGGTATGGAAACCGAAGTAGATTTAGATAGGGATATGCCTGGATTCGAGGGTACGTGGGTTGAACTAGAGGATATGGTTGATAACCATGTTGGAGAACCTGAATACTTAGGAGGCAGATAATATGTTTGGATTAAACGAAACAATTTATGGAACTAAAGACCTTATAGGTTGGGATATAAATGGTGGTGTCGAAGACATCACCTTACATAGCTTGCTTGTAGAAATAGGGTTGTTAGAAGAAGATCATAACCAAGAAGAACTCACCGTGGTGTGGGAGTATGTCGACCAAGAAATATCCATCCAAGAGATATATGATAATGATTCAGGTAAAGTGCTATGGAGATTACCAGAGGATGAGCAATATTCAGATGAAGACGAAATTATAATTAATTCACTTCTTATGTGGGGTGAGTTAGAAAGTACGATAATGTAATGGAATACTTTAAAGACATACTTCGTATATATAGGAAATCGGGATACGACTTAGCACTCTCTTACTCTCGTAACTTATTAACCAACAACAAAATATCTTTTAACTCTCATAAAAGGATATCCGAATCTCTCTCCTCATTCGAGGTTATGCCTCGGAAGATACGAAAGATTTTGCTTGACAAATCACTAATAATTTTGTAAATTACAATAATAATAATCGGAGAATATAATGGCAATAAACATAAAGAAAATCGACTTATCACAGTTCATGTTGAATGAAGATGATGAGATGATGATGAAGAAGATGGACAAGAAGTCTTCACCTGATGAAGATATCAAACCAAGTGTAAACCTTGACCTTGTTGATGAGGCAACACTAGAAGAAAATATCACAGCAGCTGGTGATTACTATGACTACGATGGTAGAGAATCCATTGATAGCCTGGAAGATATCGGAATGGATATTTACTAGAGAGATGATATTTATGAATATGGAAGTATCAAACGATGAACTACATGAATTACTAACTAGGTTTATGGAGCGCTTGGATAAGATGGAAAAAGAGCGTGACGTTATGAAGAAAAAACTTGATAGACTAGCTCAACACGTCAGTGATGTAAATAAAGCAATTGATGAAGTTTACAACATTATGAATGAAGGTGAAGTGCAAATTGATCACCTTACTGAAGAAGAACTTGAGCATGTAAAACGTATTAGTAACTTAATTCAAGATAAAGAAGTTGACTTCTTAGATGATGATGAGTTCAATGTCTTGATACATTCCGTAGTCGGAGAATCATAATTCAATGATATTTCAAATCCTTTGTGCTGTTCTTAGCGCTACCTCATTATTTCTAACTTTACTAGTATACTATAGTTTAAAACGCATTACTATGTATGAAGAAATAATACTACAAGTAAATGATAAAATAGAATACGTAAATCAACAACTAAAACTAATAGATGAAAAAGGAACATTTGAAGCCGATGATGAAGTAGGTTTCTTTTTCTTAGAACTGAAAGAAATCGGCAAACTACTTGATAATTTATTTGAAGAGGTTGAAGATGCCACCATTAAAGAAGAAGAGAAAAAAGAAGAGTAAAATATATTTTGGTACACCAGTACACAATGCTATTGTAGCTTATAATGATTCGGAAGATATAACATTTAGACACAAGATATACACCGAAGAGATTCATGCTGCTTTTTTAAAGTTAGCAGAAAATATAATCAATACATTTAAGTTTAGTTACTTTGATTATGGGTTCAGAGATTTACAAGAAGAAGTGGTATCTAATCTTGTTATTAATATGCACAAGTTTGATTCCACTCGTGGTTCTAAAGCATTTAGTTACTTCTCTATTGTAGCTAAGAATTATTTAATATTAAATAATAATGCTAATTATAAAAAGATGAAGTCTCACGATGATATTTCTATACTAAATGGTGAGGGTGTAACTGATGATAAAATCAATACATCTTTATCAAAAGAAATATTTGAAAAAACAGTAGAGTATCTATATGAAAGATTAGATATGTTATTTCCAAAACCAAAAGATCGACATGTAGCAGAATCGATTCTTTATCTATGTAAAAATAAAGATCAGATTGATAACTTCAATAAGAAAGCTCTGTATATCATGATTCGTGAAATGACAGACGTACAGACATCTAAGATAACTCAAATATCTAATGTGTTTCGCCGTATATATCCACGTATACAAGAGGAAATTCTAACAAAAGGACATATCAGTAACCTAGCAATAACTGGATCTATATAATATTCCTCATATCCTATATTTATAGTTAGGATACTTATATGGATAATGACTTTAAAATATTCGGTGATAAGAATTTCTCTGATTTATCCCAAGAGATATACGAGAATTCCAAGCTTAAAAAGACTCAAATTGATCTCTTAATCCAAGAGGTGCATGGATACATACAAGGTATAGAAGATATAGCTGTTGTAGGTCCTATTATAAAAGAACTGATGGATGTAGGGATTAAGAATGATGATAACTTAGTTAAGTTAGCAACGTTATATCAACGACTTATGGCTAAGACTATGACGGCTGAGTCTGATGTGACGTTATTAACTGATGAAGAAAAAGAAGAGCTAATGGGTGCTCTTGAAGATGTATCAACTGATTTACAAAAAAAATCAGATGAACTAGGAATTAAAGAAATTAGAAAGAAATACGGAAACACATAATGTCTTTTTTACCTGGACACGTTGAGATGGTTTTTACAAGTGCCGATGAGGATAATCCTTTAACTACTACCACACCAGAAGTAGGTAAAATAAAATTAACTCCATATACAAGTGATTCAACAGGTGTTTCTATAGACGCCATACCTTTACTTCGTGGAGTTCAAGATTCCATTACACGAGGTGATTTAGTTTTATATACAAATATAGGTGGTCAAAATTTTTATTTAGGTCCTATAAATACCCGCAACATACCATCTAATTCTTCTGATCATATGTATGGAGCTATAAGTACAGGTAAGGATAGACCCGATGGTTACAATAGATTTATATCAAATTTAGTTTATGATAAATTATCAAAACCTAGAAATCCACAAATGGATTTTCCAGCAATCTATAATAGTATAAATACCAATTCTGTATCATATCTAGAATCTACTGTATCTGATCTTATGCTGGAAGGTAGGACTGGTAATGCTATTAGGATAGGTAATAGATATGATAATCCACTTATAATATTATCAAATAATAATTCTAATGATAGGGAAACATTAGGTGGTGGTGGTTCTATATTTGCCATGACATCCATTGGAACTATTGATAATAACTTTCCAACCGAAGTACATACTGAAATTGAAAACACCGAAGCAGTACTTAAACCTGGATATAGATTATCAGCAGATTCAGATGGATATAATATTGCCAGAGGAAACGATATAGTAAATGAAGAAAAACCTGAGAGTCAATTTAATTATAATTATGGATTTATAAAAGATTATAATCCTGAAGAACTAACACCTAATGATGAATTTGATCAAATTATAATATCTTCTGATAGAATAATATTTAACTCTACTGTAGAGGATATAACGGTATCAGCAAATCGTAATATCAATATAGGAAGTAATAAGAACCTTACAATAAACAATAAAGGTTTCTCAGTATTTCAATCTCCAAATATTTATATAGGAGAAGCTGCCAAACAA